CGATTTCAGGCTTAGCTACGTTAGCACCACCTTGACCAGTTCCGTATGCCCAAGTGTTAGCACCACCTACAGTAGCGTTTTCTTTTGGATACTTAACAAATTCACCTGCCATAGTTCCACCAGGAAGTACGTTTCTGTAGTGGAAAGACTCATACTTCACCAAGATTGGATCTCTGAAGTCAGTTACGAAAGGCTCATAACCTGTGAAGTCAGAATAGTTAAAATCTTTCATGGTCATTTCCATGCCCTTACCAGACTTCACATTCTTAACCATCTCAGCGTGGTTAGCCTTCAAAGTCTCATGTAGAGACCATCCAAAGTTCTTACGCTCAACCTTCTGAGCAGCTTTCTCATTTGCATGAGCCAATGCCAAATCCATTTCTTTCTGGATGTCAGCGTGCTTCGCCTGCATATCAGCAGTCAACTTGTCCATTGCGTCTTTAACTTTTGCGTCAAATCCTGCAACGTCTTTTTCTCTTTCAGTAGAGAAGTTCTTTTTAAGAGTGGTTAGCTCTTCAGCTAGGAAGTCCTGAACTTCCTTAATTTGCAATTCTGCCATGATTTCTAAATGTAGATTTAAGTGATTCAATAATTAATTTATGGTCCAAATCGGCTTCTTTCTCTTCTAAAGTAGCAGGAGCTGGCTTCAGAATGTCATAAAGTGATTTCAATCTTTCTTCTAATTTTACTAATGTCTCGTCAGTAGCATCTGATGTTCTTACAAACTTCTCAAGTCTGTCTAAGTACTCAAACGCATCTGTCTCTGACTTTAGGTCGATAAATGTAGTCTCAGGATTAGCTCCTAGAAATTGTACTGCTGATCCTTCAAACATAATTACTTCTTTAATAACATTAGCCTTTCTTCCTTGGTCAAAGTACTGCTTGTCCTTTGGCACAGAGAATCCAAAGCTATGTTGGTTGATAAGCCCTGATTCAACCATCTTCATAAAGTCAACTCCAAGAGCATGAGTGCCAATCTTAGCCTCATATCTTAGACCCTTCATATCCTCTTCTAGGTTAGTAATAAGAGCTACTGACTTTCTTGAGTCATGGTCTAGCAAGTACTTAATCAACTTCTTGCCCTGCGGTCCACGCTCCATGATGGTCTTAGAGAATGCTCCTCTTTCGATTACATCACCATCTAGGTCTTTATTTCCGAACATTGCAAAATAACCTGAAACAATACCTTGCTTCATGTCTGCATCCTGAAATCCTTGGTTTAATCCTTTAGTTATCATTGCTGAGCTATGTTCTTTAATTTCTCCTAATTCTCTAAGTTTACTTCTGCTCCACGTTAGTGCAGCCTTTCCTCCCCACGCATCGTACATCAAAAGTCCACATCCATCCTCGTAAGAAGTAGAAGCAGCTAGATCAACTTCATGTCTACTTAGGTAGCTGTACATTCTTTTGATAGTATCAACGCTAAGGGCTTCTCCTTTAGCAAGTTGGTTGGCTCTCTGCTTTCCTACATCAGTTCCGCATGGTCCCCAACCATTCTCTTCAACAAATTTAAGAACTCTCTTGGCATTGTTTCTAACTGCTTCAGGATAGTCTGAATAGCTGTCAGCGTTTTTTATGCTAATTAATTCCATACACAAAGATTGAAAAAAACTATTAAACTAACAAACTCATAGAAGATGACTAATTGCCTTCCTTGTATCTTCCCCATGTTCAAACCTGTAGTAGTGAAACAAGTATATACCTTTAGCGATACCAATCCTTAACCTGTGTTGCATTACTTTCTTGCAGAAGTGGTAGTCAAAGAAATGTCCCTGTATCTGAATACCTCCTTCAGGGAATCCTCCTACCTGCCTCCAAGTACTCTTTGGAAACAACACAAACAACCCACCAATAACCTGCTGTATCGGCATCACATTATACCCGTGCTGTTTATACAAATCAACAGCAATCTTTCTATGATTCATCACATCAGAATCGTTGCTCTTCCTCCCTCCTACTAGCTGATAGTGCAAACCCAATCGATTAGTCATGCAACCCACTAAATCAAACTCACCTGCTCTAGCGATGTCCTCGCATTGCTGATATATCTTCTCGTGATACATCGGCAGTGTGTCAATGTCCCTAAGACAAATCCAATCGTTCTCAGGTAGCCTTTCGATTATTTCGTTTATAGCCCTGCCAATGTTCTTGTCTGATCTGCCAGGAGTGATGTGATGCACACTAACATTCTTCTTATCCTCCTGTTGCTTCTTATGTGGCTTAACCTTGATGTATCTGCTCTGCAATGACTGATGCTGTATATTCTCCATCCTTGACTGCGTAACCCACATAGCAAACGGAACTGCTAACTCATCAACATCAGTATGCTCTTCAATTACATCCCATACCTTTTCCATCAGCTTATTCTGCACCTCATTTCGATTAGAGCGCACAAAGAAGTTGTTGTGGTACAACCCTAACTTGTCGCTAAACCTTAGCTCCATGTAGTACCTAATCTGCCTTTTAATCATGTCTAAATCAATAGACCTAGTCATGGCAAACTGATAAACACTATTGTGCATTCTATGTGTAAACCATATTGGATGACTTGGTGGCTCTGCTATCAATCTGACATTACCATCTATGTAGCAGACTAAATCGTATCCACTTAGATACACATGAGATAAGAACTTATACTTTCTACACTCCTTCTTATCATCTCCATCTATATTTATTATATACCATCCATCAGCATTAATCGACAAGTCATCCGTAAATACCACAAAGTCCCACCCCTCAAACTTAGGGGCAGGACTTATCTCATCATATCCTCCTAGAACTACAGTATATACTACCTTCTTATTTCTCTCCATGTTCTCTCATCGTAGAAATTCAAGTTCTTGTCAGTAGTGCCAAATCCAAAAATACACTCCTCCTTCTTTGCCATAATCGCAGGGAACCGCTCTGTCAAGTACTTGTCTAATGTAATCTTGCCAAGTCTACTCTTTACCTTATGCGTATCCATCCAATAAAACGAGCCACTATAGTGGAACTGTTCAGGTACATAAGGAGGACAAGGCAACAGCTTACCAAGTACACCTGCAAATATCTTATCGCCAAGTCTAGGTACATTCTCTAAATTTTTTCTATATAGGTGAGTAATCCATGTGTCTAAACCACGCCACATCGGTCGTGTAACACCCTTGCAATGACCATAGAAAGTCATGCCTCCATCTATTTCTGCTAAGGACTCTAAGAAGTGGTATGCCTCTCCTGTTGCCTGTATATTTCTGACAACTCGATATTCACAATCCTTAGGTAGCATTGAAACTATAGGCTCTATAGAGTAGTCCTGATCTACAGCTATCTTGACAATCTTCTGACCATCAAATACCTTCCAATAAACCTCTAAGAGCTTTAGATTCAATACATGGTAATGTCCTAGCTTACCATTGTAGTAGATGAAGTAGATTAGATTTTTTCTAACATCAGAGTCCATCCTGTTGGGGTTTGCGGCTTCTCTAATACACTATACCCTAGCATATTCCAAAACTCAATCCACTCTGGCTCTTGCTTTATGTTGATATGACCCCATTCCTCATCATTTGCCGTTTTATGAGGAGTAGAACTGAATACTATCAATCGTGGCTCTATAAAATCCACAGCCTTACCAATCTCTTCATCAGTCATGTGTTCTGCAACCTCAATAAACAACATCAGGTCAGCAACCTTTGGTCTAGCAATCACCTTCAAGTCAGGGTACTGCTTCTTGCAGTAGTCTCTGTGGCTCTTAAACACATCCAAGGCCATGACATCATATCCATGCTGTCGCATCACCTCAGAGTACACTCCTGTGCCACATCCGTAGTCTATAACATTCTCAGCGTTAAACTTCTTGCAGTACTGGGCCACACTCGTAGCCAAGTTTACAAACGCTACATTCTGCATAGTCAAGTTCATATCCTCGACCTCTGCTCGTAGAAATTCCTCTTCCGTTATTGTCATGGCATCATTGATAGCAGCTTTATAGTCTGCTCGATTATTTCCTTCTTTTCCATTCCTTCACTAAATTCAAATGTGAAGTCCTGTGCCATACACCAGCAGCTATAGTCATCGCTCAATCGCTGTGCCTTAACTGTCACCTTCCCATTTAAGGGATCAAAGTTCTTCGTTAATATCTTCGTTTTCATCTTCCATGTCCATGTCGATGTCCTCCTCATCCTCTTCCTCCTCCACATACATCTCTGTATCCAAGTCACCGCCTCGCATATCACTCAACGGCATATAGTTAGTAGGTACCAACACCTGAGTCTCGTCAACCAAGGTACCATATCCTAGAGCTTCTCTAATCTCATCCTGACTGAATACCATCGCCTGACGCATCCAATGCACCAACTCCTTCTTGTCAGCTTCCAATTCAGGATATACATCCGTGTCAGACATTACTACCAAGGTGTTATCTCCATACCA